AGAGGCATTCCGGTGCAGTATGACCGCGATTGCGGAACGGGTCGTATGTATTTCTTCAACACGAATTACTTGAAGATGCACATGCAATCGGGTATGAATTTTAGCAAGACTCCATTCCGCGAAAATTCAAATCAGTTGGCAAAGGTAGCCTTCATAACCGTTGGCCTGCAAGTAGTTACGAACAATCGTCGTCGTCAGGGTGTTATCTACAACTTGAACGATTAATAACTTCCAAGACGCAAGCCAATGCGTCTTTTGAGTCCGAAGAAAAGGACAAAGGAGAATAGTAAATGAGTACAATAAAAAACGCCAACTACGGGCTGGATCGAATCGGAGGAGATGGCGGTCAAGGCATCTTTGATGAATCGTCTACGCCCAAGCACAGACTTGGTGAAAAGTTAGAGTTATCCGATGGTCGTATTTTTCGGTATGCAAGTTTTGCGGCTGCAACGGGCGCAGGTCTTTTGGTTTCTCAGGATATAAGCGCAACGGCTATAGCTGTTACAGACGGCAAGCTCACCGCAGCATCCGCTGGTGCTACTGAGGTAACGTATACTGATTCGGGTACTGTTGGATCAGCTACGTTAGATCAATATGCCGGTGGTTATCTGCATACTGAAGACGATGCGGGTGAAGGTTACTGTTATCGCATTAAGAGTAATACTGCTGCATCTTCTAATGCAGTAACATTTACTTTGTATGACGGTTTGCAGGTGGCCGTAACTACCGCTACTGATACGGTGTTTACAGGAAACTTATACAACCAAGTACGTGCGGCAATAGGTTCTGCTGATTGTATTCCAGCCGGTATAACTCCAATTTCATTTACAGCGGATTATTATGGATGGATACAGGTTCGCGGTATTGCAACAGCCTTATCGGACGGTACTCCTCCAGCAGGTGGAGACGTAATGATGTCTGATGCTACGGCTGGTGCAGTAGAGGTCGCAGATGCGTCTCACGCACAAGTTGGCTATGCTACGTCATTGGGTACTGATACTGGCTACATTGGTATTAATATTCAGTTAAACTGATTAAACATTTCGTGTGGCAGTGGGTAAAACTACTGCTGCACGTCTTTAAAAGAAAGTAGAAAACAATGGCAAAACGTATGCCTACAGCAAAACAGCAAGAGCATACCCTGCCTGATGAAATTGCAGAAGTAACGTCCACTACACCTGTTGAAGCTCCAACAGCCAGTGTTACGCCAGATCAAATTGCTGACCTCATACTAAAGGGAAGCGATGAGACTAAAAATGCTATTCGTAAGGCGTTAGACTTGGACAAAACGCACACTCGTCAGCGCAAATCACCAATTACCAACAGCCAAGTGCGGAATCATGTTCGCGCTGTTGGTGAGGTCACTCACGAACCTGGCTTTGTGCCTGCACCTCCATCGCGTATTGCAGATCGTGGTGAAGAAGCTGTTCGTATCTGGCAAGATCGCTGGTTGGACAATAATGGCGATAACCTATCAGAATACGATCTCGATCAGTTGGCGGCTACGGCACATCAGTAGATGTCAGAAACTTTTGGACAGGTCAATGCAGCTTCATTTTTTGGAGATTCTGCGTTGATTGGGGCAGTAGAAGCAGATACCGTTAAAGCGGCTGAGTCGTTTACCCTTCCAAGTCTTACGACAACGGAACGCAACGCACTCACCGCTGTTAACGGGATGCTTATCTACAACTCTACGGACAATAAGTTTCAAGGCTACGAAGGCGGTTCCTGGGCTAACCTGATATAGAGTTAGCGGATGACAAATTTGCAGATTCTTCAGATCGCTCTGAGAAGGGTTGGTCTGAATACAGGTAGTTCGACATTTAAGGATAGTGCGCGTGACTATTTAAATCTGGTCACTCAGGATATAGCCTCGCGTGAAAAATGGAACTGGTTATTTAAAAGCTCGACGTTCAATACAACAAACGGTACTCGTACGTATTCGTTGGCGAGTGATGTAGTAGCCCCTCTTTCATTTAGAAATACCACTGAAGATCATGTTATCCTCATCATGTCTACTCAGGATATTGATGCGGCTGATCCAGATGCCAGTATTAATGGCGATCCTCGATGGGCAGCTATTGATGGCGTGGATGGCAGTGGGAATGTTGAGGTGACGCTATATCCAGAGCCAGATAGTACAGATACGATTGCTTACAGATATTATTCTTCTATACCTACTTTTACTTCTTCTGAAGATAACGATTCAATTACGCCTTATGTAGCGGCCGTATGTCAGCCTGCGCTAATACACGGCATTTCTGCTTTATATAAACAGGAAAAAGGTGACGATCAGGGCGCACTGTCAGATAAACAGGAGATGGAGCGCGTCATTGCTATAGCAGGCAGACAAAATATGAATGTGCAGGGAAACAGGACATACCGTATGCGTAGAGCGGATGACCATATTTCCGGTAAGTTTAGCTTTCAGCCTACGGAAGGAAGTATAGGATAATGCCTATTACCGCTGAATCGCTCCGTCTTGGCCCTTGGCGCAGTGGGGTAAACTATAGCCTTCCGGCTGAAGATATGCCACCAGACGGGCTGTATGACATGGAGAACTGCACTGTAGGGTTAGCTGGTGAGGTATCCAAGCGCAACGGATTTGCAAAATACAACTCCAGTGCCATGAACAGCGGTGCTACAGTTACGGCATGTGGTCAGGTGGTTCTGGCCGGAACAGAAAAGACTTTTGCTTTTGCCGGAAACAAATTTTATGACGTAACGGACGGTACGGCTACAGATCGAACAGGCAGTGTGACGATAACGGCTGGCAATGACTATACGTGGGATTGGGTATTGGCCGGAAGCACCTTGATCGCAGTAAACGGTCAGGACACAGACGGCATCAAGTGGACGGGTGGGTCAGCCAACGCAGCAACGCTCGACGATGACTCGCGGTTCACCACGCCTAAATGGGTAACCTTTTGGGAAAATCGTGCATGGGTAGGCAATATTAATGGAGCCGCTGATCGGGTATGGCGAAGCGACCCAGGTGATATTGAAACGTGGGATTCGTTAGGTTTTTACTCATTAGGGTTTGATATCACTGGGTTACGCCCTTTTCAGAATGTATTGTCCATTCATACAGAGCAGGGTATCCACACTCTTACGCCCACTGGTAATTCAACAATTCCCTTCCAGCAACAGCAGAGAACACAACGTGGAACGGTTGCAGGTAAAAGTATTGTTACGGTTCCTGGTGAGCGTCAATTATTTGTTCGCAATGACGGCATCTACCAATGGTCAGGCGGTTCTTCTGTAGAGAAGATTTCTTTGGCACTCGATGACAGATACTGGTCAAACCTAAACGTGTCTCGTTTGCCGTATTCATTTTCGCTCTATTATCCGGCCCAAGAACAGGTCTGGTTCTTCTTGCCCTATGGTGCATCGCAAACAACGATGAACAGTGTGGTGATTTACTCCGCACGACTCAATGCGTGGTTTGGGCCGTATAACGGCTTTTCGCGTGACAGTGCAGCGTTGATAGATGATTTACCACAGGCCGGAGACTTTGCCGGACATATTATGAAGCATGACTCCGGCACAAATGACGATGGGTCGGCCATACGGGGCAGTTTTGAAACGGCTGCTATTGCACCGTTTGGTGATGCGATAGAGTGTCGCTGGTTGTATAACCGCCTACTCTACGATAACGAAGGGGCGCATGACCTTGATATAGCTCAGATCAGTGCAGGTATTGTCAGTAACTTCCAAACGGTTCAGATGGGCCAGACGGGTGCGTTACTAAACAGCACGTTTGTTTTAAATACTTCAACGCTGGAGTCTAACGTATCGGGCCTGACGAGCGACAGTGATCTGTTTGGCTACGATGCAAGAACTCGATTACGTATTTCCAATTACAACACAGATGAAACATTCACGATAAGACGTACGTCATTGCAATACAAGCCTATCGGCAACGTACGCCAACGCAAAACTGGAATAGAATAACATGGCATATCAAGATCCATACGCAGGGGCAATGGCTGGTCGATCCGCGCAAAAGAAGAAAAAGAAACAGCCGTCTATGGCACAGGCGCAAGGTGCCGGTGTCCAACAGCCACAGACGTATGGTCAGCCTTCAATGGCACAAGCACAAGGCCAAGATCCATTGGTGAGTGCAATAGCTGCTGGTAGTCAGGCTCAGAATCAACAACCATCAATGGCGCAAGCGCAGGGTGGAATACAGCCAGAACAGCAACAGCCAACAATGCAACAGGCGCAAGGTGGAGCTACGCCACCACCTCCTCCACCTCCACCACCGCCACCCCCAGCCCCATCAATGGCGCAGGCTCAAGCGCAAGCTCCATCTGCACCGCAACCAACGATGGCGCAAGCTCAACAGCCGATAACTCAGCCTTCGATGGCTGATGCCCAAGCCCCTGCGGTACCAGTTCAGCAAAACATGCCAGGTACGGTGCAAGGCGGTAACACACAAGTTCAGCAAAACATACCAGGAAGTGTTCAAGGCACACCGCAAGTACAACAGAATATGGCTGGTGCGGTGCAGGGTGCGCCACAGGTACAACAGAACATACCTGGATCAGTTCAAGGCACTCCACAGGTTCAACAGAATATGGCTGGTGCTGTTCAAGGTACACCGCAAGTACAACAAAACATGGCTGGTAGCGTTCAAGGTACGCCACAAGTTCAGCAAAACATGGCCGGAACAGTGCAGGGCGATGACCTTACTACTGCATTACGCGATGACATCAATAAACAGTACACCGAAGGCATGTTACCAGCTACCACTCAAGCTGAAGACATAAACAAGCAGTATCAAGATGCTTTTGGCGGTACCACCACTCAAGCCGAAGATATAAACAGGCAATACACTGAAGGTATGTTGCCAGCTACGACTCAGCGCGAAGACATTAATAAGCAATACGA